TACTGGAAGATCATCTAATGATTTAACTGGATGTACTCGAGGAACATCTTCTATTTACAGAGGATATACGCCACCGTCTACAACCGCCGGTTCTCATAATTCCGGAGCCACGGTCTATGGGTCTTTTAAAGTTGCTTCTTTAATAGGAACAAGTTATGTTAACGATGCTAACACAACGGTAACAGACTATAATAGTTTTACATTAACATTACCAAGTGCTGCAACAGGCACTGCAACCGGGGGAGGATTTAATTGTGTTATTAGTCCCCTTAACATAGAGAGTTTATAATGGCTGGATTTACATACACAACATTAAAACAAGCTATTTTAGATTATACTGAAGTAGGTTCTGATGTATTTACTACTACTATTGTAGATCAGTTTATAGAAAATGCAGAATTTAGAATTAATCAAGAGCTTCCTATGGATGCTGCAAGATATGTTTCAGAAGGGACTTTAGTTGCTGATGACAATACTATAAATAGTCCTGGATTAGGAACTAAAGGTGCAACAGGAGCTTTATTTATTAGAGGGGTAGAAGTATTTGATTCAACTTCAGATACTACTGGTAAAGGTACTTGGTTAGAGAAAAAAGATCAAACTTATTTATCAGAATATACAGACAGAAAAACTGGTCCAAAAGGAGATCGAACAGGACAAGATGTTACAGGATTTCCTAAGTATTATGCTATGTTTGGAGGTGCTACTGGCACTTCATCAACTACTTCAGGAGGTCTTTATGTGGCTCCTACACCTGATGCAAACTATAAGTTTAGAATATATTATAATATGGTTCCTAAGAGCCTTACTAGCACAGCTACAACTTATCTGAGTCAGTACTTCCCACAAGGGCTTTTATATGCATGTTTGGTAGAAGCTTATGGATTTTTAAAAGGTCCAATGGATGTCTTGACATTATATGAAAATAAATATAAAAATGCTATACAACAGTTTGCAGGAATGCAATTGGGAAGACGAAGAAGAGACGATTATACTGACGGAACAGTTAGAATAAAAGTTAACTCACCGTCTCCATAACGAGGAGAAAAAATTATGGCAATAACATCAGCAGTTTGTTCTAGTTTCAAACAAGAACTATTACAAGGTAAACACAGTTTCGCATCATCAGGCGGAGACACATTTAAAATAGCATTATTTACAAGTTCAGCATCTTTAGATGCAACTACAACTGACTATTCAACTTCAAACGAAATTACAAACACGTCAGGAACCGCTTACTCACCAGGTGGAAAAGCGCTAACTAATACTGGCGTAGGTTTAACTTCAACAACAGCGTTTACAGATTTCTCTGACATATCTTGGACTTCTGCATCGTTCACAGCAAACGGTTGTATGATTTATAACACTACTACTGCAACGGGATCAGGTACTACAGATGCAGTTTGTGTGGTAGCTTTTGGAGGAGACAAAACAGTTTCTTCTGGAACTTTTACAATTCAATTCCCAACTAACGACGCAACTTCTGCTATCTTGAGATTGACGGCATAAGGAGGTAGTTCCTTATGGCTAACACTTGGGGCGGATCAGGAACAACCTGGGGTCGAGGTGACTGGGGCGATCAATCTACTACTACTATTTTTCCTACGGGCCTTTCAATAGGCACTTCTTATAATTCTAGTGAAGTATTTGCATTTGCCAATAAAGGTTTTGGTGGACAGACATGGGGTACAAGTGACTGGGGAGAAGCAGACGCTACAACTGCTCTATTAACAGGTCTTACTATTGGTTCAGACATAGGGTCAGTAATTGGCTCACCTGATAGAGGTTGGGGTGCAGATGCTTGGAATAATGGTGAGTGGGGTCAACTAAATGATGACACAGCTTATCTTACAGGTTTATCTTTTTCTGCATCACTAAATGAAGTTACTGCGGCTTCTGAACAAGGTTGGGGTAGAGCTGAATATGGTAATGAACCTTGGGGTGAAAGTAATAGCCCTACTGTAGCAATTTCTTCAGTTAGTATGAGTGCCGCATTAGGTACACTGGCTTATGCTCAATCAGAATCAGGCTGGGGTAGAGATGAATATGGTATTGGTAACTGGGGTGAAAATACAACTACTATTGCACTTGATAGTTTATCAATGTCAATGGAACTTGGTCCAAACGGATGGGGTGTTCATTCATATGGTGACGCGCAATGGGGTGGAGTATTTACTTTCCAACCAGAAAGTGTAATTGGAATAAGTGGCTTTGCAACACCTGCTGCATTAGGTACACCAACTTTAAACTACGATATGATTTTTGGTGTCAGTGGTGTAACCATGGGCACGGGATTAGGAACTTTCAGTATAAACAATGGAGCAGACCATACACAAGGTTTAGCAAGTTTAACAACTACAGCTGGAGTCGGTTCTATTTTACCTGCTGATGTAGTAGGAATAAGTGGTGTAACATTTGCCACTGCGGCAGTAGCTGATATTACTCCTAGTTCTGTACAATTAGTAGATATATCAGGTGTTAGTTTTGCAGCTACTGTAGGATCTATTTCTCCTACTGAAATGGCGATAGGATTATCTTCACAAACATTCACTGCTGGCGTAGGATCAATTACTCCTACAGAAATGACTATAGGCTTGACTGCGCAGACATTTACTGCTAATTTAAACACTGTAGGTTTCGGACAGTTAGCGTATTCTGATGTTGACATTACAGGAAATACATCTTATACAGACGTAACGCACGCAGCTTAATAGGAGAACAAAATTATGGCATCAACATATACAGGTCTAGGTGTAGAACTTATGGTCACTGGCGAAAAAGCCGGCCAATGGGGAGACATCACAAATACTAATTTACAAATTTTTGAACAAATTTCAGGTGGTTTTACACAACAAGCTGTTACAGATTCTGGAACACCAACAGCTCTTACTGTAAATGATGGATCAACTGGTGCAACTCTTGCACACAGAATGATTGAATTTACAGGCTCTATTACTGGAGCTAGGGTTGTAACAATTCCTCTTGATGTTCAAACTTTTTATATTTTAAGAAACTCAACTTCAGGTGCATACACACTTCAATTTAAATATGTTACTGGTTCTGGAGACTCATATACTTTTTCAGCAACTGACAAAGGCGATCAATTAGTTTTTGCAACAGCTAATGATGGAACTAATCCTGATATCGCAACTTTAGCGTTTGGTGACGGTGATGTAACTCTTACTGGAACACAAACTTTAACAAACAAAACTTTAACATCTCCTAAAATTGGTACTTCTATTTTAGATACTAATGGAAATGAATTAGCTCTTTTAACAGCTACAGGTTCCGCAGTTAACGAATTTACAATCGCAAACGCTGCAACAGGTAATGGACCAACTCTTTCATCAACAGGTGAAACTAATGTTGATATAAATATTAACCCTAAAGGATCTGGTGTTCTTAAATCAGGAACAGCAGCAGTTAAAGTTGCAGGAAAAGAAACTATGTGGGTACCTTCTCCAGCAATGTATGGACCTACAACTAATCCAGCAGACTCGGCTTTAGTTGAAACAACAGCAACAAGACCAGATTTAAAAGTATTTGACTTTGATGCTAGTACAGCACAATACACTCAATTTTCTGTGGCTATGCCAAAATCATGGAACGGCAGCACAGTAACTTATCAAGTTTACTGGTCTCCTTCTACTACAAACACAGGTAACTGTATTTTTGGATTACAAGGTGTTGCATGTAGTGATAATGATACAATTGATGTTGCATATGGAACAGCAATAGAGGTTACAGACGCTGGAATAGGAACAGTTGAAGATCTTCAAATTTCTTCTGAAAGTAGCGCTATGACTATTGCAGGATCTCCTGCAGCTGGTGATCAAACATTTTTTCAATTATACAGAGATGCGGCTGACGGTAGTGATACTTTTACTGGAGAAGCAAGAGTTCTAGGAGTTAAAATATTCTACACTACAAACGCAGCTAACGACGCGTAAGGAGATAGAATATGAGAAAAATATTAAACCCTTTAACGACTGAGGGTAAACATTCAAAACAAATAAACACACACAGAACTAAGTCCTTTGGCTATCAAGTACTAGGCTTTGGAGGCGGAGGTGTTGCTGTAACTGCCGAATTTGACTATCTAGTTGTTGCCGGAGGCGGTGGTTCTACAGGAAGTATTGCTGGCGGCGGCGGAGCGGGCGGTTATAGAACTTCTTATCCAGGCGGATCAAAAATTGAAATAAGTGCTGGTGATACAATCACAATAGGAGCAGGTGGAGCACCTACTCCAACCAGTCCATCGGCCTCTGGTCGTATTGCTGGTAAAGGTGGAGATTCTGTAGCAGGACTTATTACATCTGCTGCTGGAGGTACACCTAATGGTGATACTGGTTATGGACCTCCAAATACAAGTGCAGACAACCAAGCTCTTAGAGATGGTGGAAGCGGAGCTGGCGGTGGTCATCAATATTCTTATCCAGTTGGGGCTGGAAATGTACCCCCTACAAGTCCCCCACAAGGAAATCCCGCAGGACCAGGAAATGGTACTTGGGGAGCATCTGGTGGCGGCGGCGCAAGCGGCGCGGGCGCAAGTTCGGGCAGTAATGCTTATAGTAGCCCCGGTGGCGCAGGCGGAGCTGGAACATCAAGTTCAATTACAGGCGCATCTGTTTGCCGTGCAGGCGGCGGCGGAGGCGGAGCTTTTGTGGCCGGTGGTAGCGGTGGACCCGCTTCATGTGGTGGCGGAGCAGGCGGAAGTGATCCAGGCGGTGTAGGAATTGTAGGAACAGTTAATACTGGTGGCGGAGCAGGCGGAGGTTGTGGAAGTGCAGCAGCACCAGGCCAATATAAAAATGGTGGAAGTGGAATTGTAATATTACGTTTAGCTACTTCAGACGCTCCAGCAGGTATTGGAGTCACACCTGGAACAAACACTGTAACTACTGATGGCTCTGACACAGTTTTAACTTTTACAGTATCAGGAACGGTAACATTATAATGGCTCATTTTGCAGAAATAGATGAAAACGGAGTTGTTCTAAGAGTAGTAGCTGCTTGCAATGAAGATATTGCAAACAATGGCGGAGAACAATCTGAAGAAGCAGCTTTACATTTTAGATCAGTTTGTTCATTAACTATTAGTGGAAACGAGTGGGTTCAAACTTCTTATAGTAATAGTTTTAGAAAACAATTTGCAGGAAGAGGAAAAATATATGACAAAGTTAAAAACAAGTTTATTATGCCTCAACCTTTTGCATCTTGGACATTAGACGCTAGCGATGATTGGCAAGCACCAGTTGCTTATCCATCAGTTGTGACAGACGTTGGTAATAGTAATGTTGCTTTAATAGAAATTAACTGGGACGAAGACAATCAAAAATGGCTCGCTCAAAAAGTAAATGATTCTGACGGCGCATTAATAGATATAGAATGGAACACAAGCACTAATGCTTGGGACGTAGTTTAATATTTTTATTTACAAAAAATAAAAAATAAAGTAAACATAAAGGAAGAAAGTTATGGGATTAAGACATTCGTATTGGTATTTTCAAAAAGCTCTTTCACTTAAATTTTGTGAAAAAGTAATTGAATTGGGTCAGCAAGTATACAAAAATCAAGCCACTATTGGTGCTTCATCAAAAGGAATATCGTTAAAAGAATTAAAGAAAATAAGAGATTGTAAAGTAGCTTTTTTAAATCAACATTGGATATATAAAGAAATACAACCGTTTATTCATCAAGCAAATAAATCGGCCGGTTGGAATTTTCAGTGGGATTTTACAGAAGAATGTCAATTTACGGAATACTCTAAAAATAATTTTTATGGCTGGCACTCTGATGAGTGGGATAAGCCCTATGATAAAAGTAAAGATCCAAATATACATGGTAAAAATAGAAAGTTATCTGTAACGGTTTCTCTTTCTGATCCTTCTGAATATGAAGGCGGAGAATTAGAATTTGATTTAAGAAATAAATCTTCCGGAAAACCTAATTTAATAAAATGTAAGGAGATATCCCCTTTAGGCTCCATGGTTGTGTTTCCTTCTTATATATGGCATAGAGTAAGACCAGTAACTAAAGGTGTTAGAAGATCATTAGTAGCTTGGAATTTAGGTAAACCTTTTAGATAGGAAAAATATGAATTTTAAAAAAGATAAATATATAATTAAAAGAAAAGTTATTTCAAATGAACTGTGTGAATTTTTTTATAACTACTTTTATTTAAAATTAAAAGTTGCTGATACTTTATTTAAAACAACTTATATATCACCCACTGATACAGATTGGGGAAGTTGGCGCGATCCACAAGTGCCAAATACTTATGCGGTTTATTCTGACATTGCTATGGAAACACTTTTAATGAAACTTAAACCTATGATGGAAAAAGAAACGGGTTTAAAATTAATTGAAACTTATTCCTTTGCAAGAGTATATAAACAAGGAGATGTTTTAAAAAAACATTTTGACAGAAAAAGTTGTGATGTATCAACTACTTTAAATTTAGGTGGAGACCCTTGGCCTATTTTTTTAAAAGACAAAAAGAAAAAGACTATTAAGGTAGACTTAAAACCAGGAGACATGTTAATTTATTCTGGTTGTGAATTAGAACATTGGAGAGATGAACTCAAAGGGATTAAATGTGTTCAAACATTTCTTCATTATAATAAAATTAAAGCAAAAAGTCGGAGCCCCTTTGATAATAGATTACACTTAGGACTACCACATTGGTTTAAAGAAAAGAAATTTACCAAATGAGTGAACAAAGTATAATTCAGCCACTTTTTCCCAGCTCTTACATTATTTATAAAGACATTGATGTTAATCATGATCAAGTTTTAAAAGAGTTAAAAAAATTAAAGTATACATACCTTCCTGCCATACAAACAGGAGCTACTAAAGATCACAAACTTTTTAAAAATTTAAAGAATGGTACTAAATTAAAAAATAAATTAGAGTTTTATTTAAGAAAGGCGGTCACTGAAATTTTACAGTACAACATTGATGTAGATCTAGTAAACATGTGGGGAACCGAGACTAAAAGTAACAAGATAGGTACTTCTCATTTACATAAAAACTATTGGTACTCATGTTGTTATTATCCACATGGAAGCATTGCAGATAATTTTAAATTAAAATTTTATACTAAACATCATGAACATTATGATATTCCCGTAAATAATTTTAATATATTTAATTCAACAACTTGGGAACAACCGGTGGAAAAAGGAGATCTAGTAATTTTTCCAGCTGGTACATTACATCAAATATGTTTAAATAGTTCTAAGAATACACGATATTCTATAGCAGCAAATTTCCTACCTAAAGGTAAGATAGGAGAAAGGGATGGCGAACTTATTTTAAAATAATGAGAGTTTTAGGTATATCCCCTATGCATGATAGTAGTGTTGCTATTATTAATAATGGCGACTTAGAATTTTTCTGTAAAGAAGAAAGATTAACACGAAAAAAAAGAGCACATAATCCATTACTATCTTTAGATAAAGCATTTAAAAATGCTAAAGGAGACATAGATTTTATTGTTATATCTTCTCCTACAAAAACAGATCCACTTAATAATTTTTTAGAAATTTATTTATCTAAGAAAACAAAAGCTCCAATACTTCGTCTTTGTGATTATCATCATTTAACTCATGCAAGTTTAGCCTTTTATAATAGCGGCTTTAATAAAGCTCTGTCTCTTGTGATAGATAGAAATGGTTCTTATTTTGATAGGTTGCGTGAAAGTGAAAGTATTTTTATTTGTGAGTATCCTAATTACTTTAAACCCATTTATAAATCTTTTTGGTTGGAACGGATTGGGTTGGTTGAAGACAAACTTAACCTAGATAAAATTGTAGCACTTAAAACTTTTAAAAATTTAAATGATTGTGAGATAGTAGCAGACAGTACGATGAGTATTACAAGAGTGTATGAAAGTGCAACAACTCTTATAGGTCAGCACCCTATGGAAAACGGGAAGACAATGGGACTCTCGGCGTATGGTAAAAATAAAAAATTTAAATCTTTATTTATAGACGGTGTTCCTAATACAAATCTTTTTATGAATAGTTTTGAAGTGGAAGATGAACCTGTAATTTATAAAAAGTACTATCACGATAGGGTTGAAAAAGTTCCAGAGGATAACTACAGTCTTTATGCTGACTTTGCTTTTCAAGTTCAAAAACAAACTCAGGAAGAAGTCTTAAAACTTATAAAAAGATATATAGATAAAACACAGATTAAATCAGTATGTGTTACAGGTGGCTATGGTTTAAATGTGGTAACTAATGAGTATCTTGTAAAAAATTTACCAGATGTAAATTTTTATTTTGAACCTTTGGCTGATGATAGCGGAAATAGTATTGGAGCGGCAATGTTTGTGTATCGTAATGAGACACAGGACAAAACAATTAGACCTTTAAAAGATACTTTTTTTAATAATATAAATCATATTCCAATAACTATTAAAGGTGAAAATGTTACAGACAAAAAGATAGCAAAATATTTAAGTGAATCAAAAACAATAGCAGTCTTTAATGGAAAGGCGGAAGGAGGGCCTAGAGCGCTAGGTAATCGTTCAATTTTATTTGATCCAAGAAACCCAAAAGCAAAAGAAATAGTAAACACTATAAAGCAACGAGAGTGGTACAGACCGTTTGCCGCATCTGTTTTAATTGAACATATGCAAGATTATTTTGAAACACACAACCTTAAATCTTCTCCATTTATGACCATGTCTTTTCAAGTTAAAAAAAATAAACAGGCACTTATACCTGGGGTAATGCATGTTGATAATAGTTGTAGAGTACAAACAGTAGACAAAAGTATTAAACATTACTATAATCTTTTAAAAGAATTTTATCGAATCACAAATATCCCTCTTGTGTTAAATACAAGTTTTAACGTAGCTGGGGCACCGTTGGTAGAAACAGTAGAAGATGCTGTTGAAACATTTAACACAACAGCAATTGATATTTTGTGGTTTCCAGAAATAAAAAAAATGATAAAAAAATAGGAGGTCAATATGGAAGATAGAAATAAAAGTTATATATTAAAACTAGAAGAAGAACTAGCAGATATAAAACTAAGATTAGAAGAAGAGCGAGCGGTTAAGAAATCTGAAGTTTTAATGAACTATGATCTAAAATGCTATAACAAAAAACTTGAAGTTCAAATTAATGAACTAGTTAGAATCAATGAAAATTTTTTAGATAAGTTAGTTAAACTAAGATTACTTGTAGAGTCTCTTCTTGAAAAATAAAAAAGAGATAATAGTATTAGGCGGAGGCGCAGCGGGTTGGCTAACGGCTTTGTTTTGTATTGCAAAATTAAAAACGCACAACATTACTTTAATAGAAAGTAAAACCATTGGTATCTTAGGTGCAGGAGAAGGAACCACTCCACACATGATTGATTTTTTAAAATCGTTAAAAATTAACATGGAAGATTTAATAAAAGAAACAAAAGCCACAGTTAAAAATGGTATTAGTTTTGAAAATTGGAATGGTGATGGTAAGAAATATTTTCATCCTTTCGGTATATCTCAAGAACTCGATCCTTTTTCTGTACCTAATGTTTTTACTCATGATTGCTATGACCTTTATTTAAAATCTTTAATTAATAACAAATTAAATTTTCAGGAATACGATTATCCAACTAAGATATCCTATGAAAATAAAATAGATCCACCACACGTACGGTTTGCTTTACATATTGATGCCCATGAGTTTGCTAATTATTTAAAAAAGATAGCAATTGAAAGAGGTATAAAACACGTCGAAGGAGACTTTAAACAAGTACAAACAGATAAGTCTAATTGTATAACCTCCATCCAACTAAAAAATAATAAAAAATATAAATGTGATTTTGTTTTTGATTGTAGTGGCTTTGCTAGATTATTAATTGGTAAACACTACAAAGAAAAATGGATTAGTTATCAAAACCATTTACCCATGAAAAAAGCTATTCCTTTTATTTTAAAATCAGAAAAAGATATTAGGCCTTATACACAAGCACTTGCTATGAAAAATGGATGGATGTGGAAAATTCCTTTACAGAATAGAATTGGAGCAGGCTACGTATTTGATTCAGATTATATAAGTGATGACCAAGCTGTGGATGAGATCAATAACTTTATGGGCAAAAAAATTAAACCTATAAAAGTAATTAATTTTGATGCCGGTAGGTTTAAAAATACTTGGGTTAAAAACTGTATGGCTATAGGACTATCTTCTAGTTTTACAGAACCTTTAGAAGCTACTTCTTTATTTCTCACAGTAGAGCAACTCAATATATTTTGTCAATATATCCCTCATATGTTTAAGTCTAATACCAAAGCATCTAATCAATTTAATGATATTGTAGGAAATAGTAATGATGACGTCATGAATTTCTTATATCTTCATTATTTAACTAAAAGAAAAGACAGCAGCTTTTGGAAAGAATTTAAAGACAAGGCTGAATGCCCACCTAATTTTAAATATATCTTAGAGTATATAAAAGAAGGTGTTTTAATGTACCCTTTGTTTGAGGGCAGAGTTAGAACAGCGAGCTTTATACTTAGAAGTTATCTGTATATAATCAATGGATTAAATCTAATAGAAAACAAAATGAATACCTATGATCTACAGCCTACTTTTAACGAATACAAAACAATGTTAAAAAAATTTAACGGAACACCCCACAATGAAATTTATCGATCTTCCTAATTACGGTGTAGTTCAACATCAATTACCTGAAAAATTATTACTAAGTTTAAAAAAACAGGTAAGAGAACTGGCAAAGAATAAGCCCACAATGCATTCCGGCTTAACTGGTAATAAACCTCCTCATTATTTTTTAACAGATACTAAAGAACTTATTAATATTGTCGATCAAATGCTAGAGGTATACGAGCCTAAGTATAACTATCTTCCAAGTAATACTACTTTAACTAAATCAGTTTCATTGTCTTTTGATCCCCCTTGGGTAAACGCCATGAGTTCGGATCAATACATCTCAAATCATAGACATGATGGAGTATTTTCATACTCATGTTGGGTGGATATTCCATACAAAACTATATTTGAGTTTTCTTATACCAATGTTTTAGGTCAGATAATGAGACAAGAATTTATTATAGATAGCAGCTACGAAGGCACGATATTTTTATTTCCTTCTAGTTTAACCCACTGCACATATACTCTTGAAAAAAGTAATAAAAAAAGGTTGTGTATTTCGGGTAATGTTTCCTTCAATACTGGCCCTAAAGAATAGGCTCTTTTCCCGAGCATATATGTATGCTATATAATACTATATAAATTTACAAAAACCAGATATAGTGTGATATTATGCTACAAAAATTAGGTTTTCTACCCGGATTTAACAAACAAGTCACAGAGACCGGAGCCGAAGGGCAATGGTTTGGGGGAGACAATGTTCGGTTTAGGTATGGGACTCCAGAAAAAATAGGCGGATGGGACCAATTAGGAGCTGATAAGTTAACGGGTCCAGCTAGAGCCATTCATCACTTTGATAATAACGCTGGAATAAAGTATTCTGCTATCGGAACAAGTAAAGTTCTTTATATATATTATGCTGGTTCTTACTATGATATTACACCATTAAGGACTTCAATTGCTAGTTGTGACTTTTCAACAACTAGTGGACAGCCTACTGTTACAGTAACATTTCCATCACCACACGGAATGTTGGAGGGAGATCTTTTAACTTTTAGTAGTGTAACTACACTTACAGGATCTAGTTTTCAAACCACAGATTTTGAAGATAAAGTTTTTGAAGCTACACAAGTTCCAACTTCTACTACTATTCAATTAACGATGGCCGCTAATGAAACTACAGGAACGACCAATAATGTAGGAAGTGCGACCGGCAGTCCTTATTACCACGTTGGCCCTAATCAACAATTAGGGGGATATGGATGGGGAACTGCTAACTTTGGCGGAACTGCATCAGGTATTGCGACAACTACTTTATCGACAACGATTGCATCTGATGCGGCGGTTACAACCGTAGTCGTAGCTAGCTCTACCGCTTTTCCAGCTTCAGGAGAAATTAGAATTGGAACAGAAGATATTAGTTATACAAATAATGATACCTCAACAGGGACTTTAAGTGGGGGATCTCGTGCGGTTAATGGAACTACTCTAGCAGGACACACAGCGGGAGCAACCGTAAGCAACATTTCTGACTATGTGGCATGGGGAGAATCTTCTTCTGAGGATGTTACACTTGATCCAGGTTTATGGGTTTTAGATAACTATGGAACAAAATTATTAGCACTTATTTATAATGGAAAATGTTTTGAATGGGACTCCTCAGTAGCAGGTGCAACTAATGTTAGAGCCACTGTGCTTGCTGATGCACCAACAGCTTCAAGACATATGTTGGTTTCTACACCAGATAGACACTTAATATTTTTTGGAACAGAAACTACCATTGGAGATACCGGTACCCAAGATGATATGTTTATAAGGTTCTCCGATCAAGAAAATATTACTGGTACGGATTCATATACAGTAACGGCCAACAATACCGCGGGTACACAAAGACTCGCTGATGGATCTAAGATTATAGGTGCCGTACAAGGAAGAGACGCTATCTATGTTTGGACAGATAAAGCATTATTTTTAATGCGTTTTGTTGGAGCCCCGTTTACTTTCTCTTTTGAAATAGCTGGAACTAACTGTGGATTAATAGGTAAGAACGCTGCAATTGAGGTTGACGGTACTTCGTATTGGATGGCTGAAAATGGATTCTTTGCATACGATGGTAGATTAAAATCTTTACCATGCTTAGTAGAAGACTATGTGTATGATGATATTAATACTACATCAAGAGATTTAATTAACTGTGGGTTAAATAATCTATTTACAGAAGTAAACTGGTTTTATTGTAGTAATGGTTCGAATCTAGTTGATAGAGTAGTTACTTATAACTATCTTGAATCGGGATCTAAAAGAACTGTATGGACCACAGGTACTTTAGCTCGAACAGCGTGGCAAGATTCTTCAATCTTTGATAAACCTCATGCAACTAAATATGACACTAGTAGTAATGCATCTTTTGATGTCGTTGGAAATACGGCAGGAGTTACATATTACTATGCCCAGGAAACAGGGACCGATCAAGTAGATGCAGGAGGTATAGTGACAGCTATCCTAGCTAATATTGAATCAGGTGATTTTGACATCACTCAAAAATCAGCTAGAGGTGGGGGACAAATTGTCGGTATGCCGGACCTTAGAGGGGATGGAGAATTTGTTATGAGGGTTAGTAGAGTTATTCCTGATTTTATTAGTCAAACAGGTAGTACTCGAATCTCATTAATCACTCGAAACTATCCAAATAGTAGTGCAACCACTACAAACTATGATATAACAACAGCAAGTACCAAAGTTGATACTCGAATAAGAGGAAGAGCTGTTCAATTTAAAGTAGCTAATGTAGCTGCTGGTCAAGATTGGAAACTAGGTACATTTAGATTGGATATACATCCAGGAGGAAGAAGATAATGGCTTTAACAGATGAACAACTTCGAGCATTTGTCCCTCGAACTAATTTTTTAGTAGATAAATCTTACTTGCCACAAGTAGAAGGAGAAGAAGAAGAAGTAACAACATCATATGGAATACCTAACACTAATGCTTTCATTAATTCTGGTGGAGGTGGAGGTGGCAATAATTATAGAACAGACTACAGACCTAACTATGAATATAGACAATATGTCGACGGCTATGATCCTAATTTAACTGCTACTATGAATATGAAAATGATGGAAGTGGATCCTAACTATAAAGGCGCCGATTATTATAATAAACCAGAACCTACAGGACTAGCAAAAGGAATAAACACCGCTTTAAATTATGTACCGTATATAGGTGCGATGAAAAGAGGTGCTGAATTTTTAGGAGATACTCTTGGAAAATATATGCCTGTAAATCAAAGAGCCATCATGGAAAATGAATTGAGAGGAGCAGGTGTTTATACTGATGACATTGGTAGAATAGTAGCTGGTGAAGGTGGGTATAATACACCAGAAGGAATTATGGCTGGATACAATGCAGCAATGATGGATGAAGGAACTTTTGATAAAAGAACAGGTAGAATAAGTGAAACGTTAATGGGTGATAAATTTAATAATATAAGCGCAGCGGATATACAAGGTATAATAGATGGAACTATTAGCGATGAAGATATTGAAGAAAAATATGGAATAACAACTAATCTAACTAGTAATTTAAGAAATATAAATTTAGCAAAACAAAATTGGCAAAAAACAAAGCAAAAAGCAGACGATATATATGAGTGGGAAAAACAACAAAAAGAAATAGAAAAACAAAAAAGTGACCCAAACATACTCTCACCTAACAACCCACTTATTGGAAAGATTGATCACACCGGAGGAGGGGATGGCCATGGGTCAATAACAAGAGATCCGGGAAGTAAAGGACCAGAAGGAACCCCTACGCACAGCACCAGAGATGATTTAATGGCAACTGGTGGAAGAGTAGGTTTAAGATATGGAGGACTATTAAGTATATTATAATGGCAAAGATCGTACAATCATTAACAAGAGCAGGTGAAGACTACGACCAAAAAGATTTTCAATCTTTGGTTAGAGATCTTGACGGAGTTATCAATAAACTTAACACTTCATATCAAGACGATATGAAACAGGAGATAGAAGCTAGAAACTTTTTCTTAGAATAATGGCAATAAAAAACGAATATAAATTTTATGGTAAAACAGTGACAGCAGCTGAAACTGATACTTTATTATCGCCTGCAGTTTATGAAACCATTATTATTAAATCTCTTCATGTTACCAATAAATCGGGTTCTAATACACCTACAATAACTATTACGAATAATGCTTTTGAAGTAATACATACTCAAACATTATCTACGGCAGCTAGTGTAGAAATACTAACAAATCCAATGGTAGTAGAAGGGGGTAAACTGCTTAAATATACAACAGCAGGAACAGTAAGTGATGGAGTAGTTATTACCATCAGTTATTTAAACATTAAAAAGGAGAAAATAGACTAATGAGTGAACAAGAAGTACCGGTAATTACACCGCAAGAAGTAAGAACAATATATAAAAACAAGAAAACAGGCGAGACTTATGAAACAAGAGAGGGCTGGGTATCTAAAGGAATTCCAAATGAGGACATTCAACAGGATGTTACGGTCGTTCTCCCAAAGCTTGATTTGTTCGCTAAAACAAAGTAAAGTAGGAGATTAAGGTAAAATTATGGCAATTTCAAGAATGCAAGAACCCAGACAACTCTACGGATTAGGAAGCTTAGTTAAGAAAGCTGTCCGTGGTGTTAAAAAGATTGTTAAAAGCCCTATAGGTAAGGCTGCAATAACTGCAGGTTTAATGGGTGCTCCCTTCGGAGGAGGCTCTTGGTTTGGAGCAGGTTCTGGTTGGGGCAAGTTATCTGGAATGATGGGTGGCCTAGGTAAAGCTAAAGGTGCCGGTAAGTTTTTATTTGGTGGTCCACGAACAGCTGGTGGCGGAGGATTCTTTACTAAAGGTCTTGGAAGATTTTTAAACCCATGGTCAAGTGGACAGTTCAGCGGTAAACATGCATTCGGATTAGCAGGTGCAGCAGCATTAGCAGCACCATTCTTAATGAAAGGTGATGAAGAAGAAGAAGTTGATGAAGAATCATGGACACAAATTCCTTCAAGTATTGCCGATATAAGAAATCAGGCAAGAGCACATTACACTAACCCTGGCGCAAGCACATTATCTTTTATGCCGGGCAAACAATTTATAAAATCAAATTTTTATGCAGCTGATGGTGGAAGAGCAGGATTAATGAATGGCGGAGAGCCAGGTCAAGAACAAATAGAACAAATGCTTATGGCAGAATTTGTAAAATATAAAAACCAAGGTGGCACATTAACTTTTGAACAGTTCGTACAAGCAATCATGCAACAGCAACAAGAAGGTCAAGGCATGGAGCAACCACAAGAAGTAGCTATGGCTGCTAATGGCGGAAGAATAGGTGCATTAAATGGTGGTCTTATGGTTGAAGAGGAGGATGAAACTACATTTAACCCTTATAAAGCTATATCTATGTACAAAAACAGACCAGGTAA